TATCAACTTCATCGGTCTAACCTTTGTTGCTACCAGAACTGGTGTTGCATTTGAAGAAGTAATCGGTTCCGTTTAATAAAGAGGTTTTAATCAATCATGGCTAGAAATCAAGTCAATCCACCACCACTAAGGACGATTTCAGACTTCAAAAGTAAGCTGACGGGTGGCGGTGCTCGTGCCAATTTATTTGAGGTTGTCCTAACATTTCCTGATATAGTACAACCAGCAACCGATGTTCTTGATAAATCAAGGTTCTTAGTTAAGGGTGCAAGATTACCTGCATCCAATATTGCACAGATAGAAGTTCCATTTAGGGGAAGGGCATTAAAGATCGCTGGAGACAGAACGTTCGATTCTTGGACTGTTACTGTTATCAACGATACAGACTTTGCTATCCGTTCCGCATTTGAGAACTGGATGAATGCTATTAACAGATTATCTGATAATACAGGTTTAGTTAATCCAGCAGACTATCAAGCAGATTGCTATGTTTATCAATTAGATCGTGATGGGCAAGCACTAAGATCTTATCGTTTCTTCGATACATTCCCAACACAGGTTGGTCCTATTGAACTTTCATACGATGCACAAGGAATCCAAGAGTTCACTGTTGAACTACAGGTTCAGTATCTTGAAGTTATCAAAGGAACTAGTCCTGTAGCAGGTGGAACGGATATCAACTAAATAGTACGATAACGTAGTCTAACTTTATACTATGGCAAAACTTTTCGGTTTTTCTATTGAGGATACTCAGAAAAAGTCCAAATCAATAATATCCCCTGTCCCCAAGAATAATGAGGACGGGGTTGATACTTTTGTTTCCAGTAGTTTTTACGGATCTTATGTAGATATTGAGGGTGCTTATCGCTCTGAGCAAGATTTAATAAAAAGATATAGAGAAATGGCACTCCATCCAGAAGTTGATGGTGCTATAGAGGATGTTGTAAATGAAGCAATAGTCAGTGATTTATATGATTCTCCAGTAGAAGTTGAATTATCTAATTTAAATGCTAGTGAAGGAATAAAGAAAAAAATTCGTGAAGAATTTACATATTTAAAAGAAATCATGGACTTTGATAAAAAGTGCCATGAAATTTTTCGTAATTGGTATATTGATGGAAAAATATATTATCACAAAGTTATAGATTTAAAGAAACCAGAAGAAGGTATAAAAGATTTGAGATATATTGATCCTATGAAGATCAAATATATTCGTCAAGAGAAGAAGAAAAAAGGTCAAGATGATATGACCATTATGGTTAGGTCTTCTGATGCTCAAGCTGTACCTAATCCTGAATATGATGAATATTATATTTACACTCAAAAGGCAAATTATCCAACTGGTATGATGCCTCGTGCTGGAAAAGAATCAGTAAAAATTGCTAAAGATTCAATATGTTATTGTACATCTGGTTTAGTTGATAGGAATAAGAATAGAGTTCTTTCATATCTTCATAAAGCAATTAAGGCACTTAATCAATTAAGAATGATTGAGGATAGTCTTGTTATTTACAGACTATCAAGAGCACCAGAAAGAAGAATTTTCTATATTGATGTTGGTAATCTACCAAAAGTAAAAGCAGAACAGTACCTAAAAGAGGTAATGTCTCGCTATAGAAATAAGTTAGTTTACGATGCACAAACTGGAGAAGTTCGTGATGACCGTAAATTTATGAGTATGATGGAAGATTTCTGGTTGCCTAGAAGAGAAGGTGGTCGGGGAACCGAAATTACTACACTTCCAGGTGGACAGAATTTAGGTGAACTATCTGATATTGAGTACTTCCAGAAGAAATTATACAGAGCATTAGGTGTTCCTGAATCTAGAATCGCTGCAGAAGGTGGTTTTAATTTAGGTCGTTCATCAGAAATTTTAAGAGATGAACTTAAGTTTGCTAAATTTGTGGGGCGTTTAAGAAAGCGTTTTGCAGCAATGTTCAATGATATGCTTCGTACTCAATTGGTTTTGAAAAATATTGTTACACCAGAAGATTGGGAACAAATGGAAGATCATATTCAATATGACTTCATATATGATAATCAATTTGCAGAACTTAAAGAGTCTGAACTTATGGAAGGAAGACTTGGAATGCTTGCAACAATTGAACCTTATATTGGCAAGTACTATTCCACTGAATATGTTCGCAAGAGAGTCTTACGTCAAACAGATAAAGAAATAGAAGAAATTGATACACAGATTGAGGATGAAATTCAAAAGGGAATTATTCCAGATCCATCATCACTTGATCCAATAACTGGTGAACCATTACCACCAGAAGGTGAACAACCAATGGAAGGAGATCCTATGGCACAAGACCCTATGGGAATGGGTGAACAACCAGTAGATCCAGACATTGTGGCACAAGCACAAGCAATTGATGCACAGTATCAAAAGGATATCAAGAAGGCCGAGTTATAAATAAAACATATATAACGTTTAAAAAAATTTAATCTTATGGAAGATCTTGTGGATTTGATTGCGACTGATGCGAGTTCGTCTGAAATTTCAGATAGACTCAAGGATATACTGTATACAAAATCAGCAGAAAGAATTGAAGCACTGAAACCACATGTGGCAAATTCAGTCTTTGACGAACCTACTGATGAACTTGAAGTTGCACCTGACGAGCAAACAATTGAGGAACCAACCGAACAGGAAGAAGAATGAAACTCATTACAGAAGAAATTTCTCAGGTAAAAATTATCACTGAAGGTAAGGGGAAGGAAAAAACTCTCCATATTGAAGGTGTATTTCTCCAAGGTGGTATTAAAAACCGCAATGGTAGAATGTATCCTGTTGAAACTCTTTCCCGTGAAGTTGGTAGATATTGTGAGAATTTCGTTAAGAAAGGACGTGCTTTGGGTGAATTAGGTCATCCAGAAGGTCCTACAGTTAATCTTGATAGAGTATCTCATAAGATATCATCTCTTGTTCAAGAGGGTAACAACTTTAGAGGAAAAGCAAAACTTCTAGAAACACCTATGGGTAAGATTGCAAAATCTTTACTTGGTGAAGGTGTTATGTTAGGTGTTTCATCTCGTGGAGTTGGATCACTTAAAGAAGATCATACTGGTTGTAAAGTAGTTGGTGAAGATTTCCAACTAGCAACTGCTGCTGATATAGTAGCAGATCCTTCCGCACCAGATGCTTTTGTTAATGGAATCATGGAAGGAAAAGAGTGGGTTTGGGAAGGAGGAGTACTCCGTGAACAACTCGCAGAGAAAACCAAGAAATCAATTAATACATTGGTTACTCAAAGAAGGTTAGAAGAACATAAGTTGAGTCTATTCAACAATTTTCTAAATAACCTGTAAATTTAGTAAATCTATAAATAAGTATAGATTCTTACGAATCATAAACAAATGTCCGTTGGTAACAATCACGAAATGGAAAAAATCGAAGAAAACCAGGTAACTAAAGGGGCAGCAGCTGGCGATCCTATTCAAAAGGGTCCAGGTTGGGAAGACCTTGGTGGACCTACCCCAGAAAACTCTCGTCCAGATGACGATAGTAACAAACTAAAAACACCTGGAGCAACTCTAGCTCAAGTCAAAGATGTAGTTAATGCTAAAGCAGCAAAAGCTGAAGCAGTTTCTGACGAAATCGAAGATGGGCAGGAAGTTGTTTCTGAAGATGAAGTAGCTACTGATGAAGTAGTTGCAGAAGAGGAAACTACTGAAGAAGAAGTTGTTTCTGAAGAAGAAGCATCTACAGAAGAGGTTGTTGCCGAAGAAGAAACTACTGAAGAAGAAGTAATCGAAGAAGAAGAGACCTATGACGTTGAAGCAGACGTTCAGGCACTTCTTGAAGGCGAAGAACTTTCTGAAGAGTTTCAGGACAAAGCCAGAACAATTTTCGAGACCGCAATCAAAACCAAGGTTGCAGATATTAAAGAAGAACTCAATGAGTCTTATGCTGCTGCTCTAGTTGAAGAACTAGAAACAATTAAAGTAGGACTTGTAGAAAGAGTAGATTCTTACCTTGAGTACGTTGCAGACGAGTGGTTACAAGAAAACGCTCTGCAAGTAGAAGCAGGTCTTAAGACAGAAATGACCGAGTCATTCCTAGAAGGAATGAAGGGTCTTTTTGAAGAACATTATGTAACTATCCCTGAAGAAAAATATGATGTACTCAATAGTATGGTAGATAAGCTTGATGAAATGGAGAATAAACTCAATGAACAGATCGACAAGAATGTCGCCCTGAACAAGAGATTATCCGAGTCTACTGCAGATGTAATTTTTGCAGATGTATCTGAAGGTCTTGCTGACACTCAGAGAGAAAAACTCGCATCTCTTGCAGAAAATGTTGAGTTTGAAAGTGAGACAGACTATCGTGAGAAGCTAAACACTTTGAAGGAATCTTATTTCCCTACAAAGTCTAGCACTCCAAAGAGCACCTCTGAGAATTTATCAGAAGAGGTTTCAACTGATGAAGTAGCATCACAGGATGTAAGT